TCCTTGCTGAAGGTGTTCTTAGAACCGCATTTGATAACTACAAGGACAAGGTATCCAGCATTTACAAGCTCGCTAACATTTTTGAAAGTGGAGATTATGATCACTTCAAGGATGTTTCTGAAGCACTTTATGAAAAGCTTGATGAAGTACGACATGCTCAAGAAACTGCTATTAACGATCTTTACAAAGCAGTCAATGAAGTTGCTGATGTCGCTGACAGACACGCTGACAGCACCACAAAACATGAAATTGGCACCTGCCTAGCAAGTCTTGAGAACATAATTCGTGGCAGTAACGGTGATGTCCTTGGCATCATGGAAGAAGCCGCTCTTATGCTCAAGGGAACTGCTGAAACCAATCTTCCAATGTCTGGTGACTGGAATGTTTCTTATGATGCTCATGATACTATCACCGGAGAACATCCAATTCTTAGCAAGTATGCAAAAGAAGACGGCACACCCGGAAAGTACTCATCAACCCGTGCTCCTTATGTTAGCGATGGCAAAACATACAGAAAACAAGGTGTTGAAGATATGAAGTCTGGATATCTCACAATGGATGAAAAAGATGTCTATCCTCATGTGAACAATCCTTATGTTCCAAAGGCTGAGAAATTCAAGATTCATGGCGAAAAGACTGTTGAAGATGAAATGGGCGGAAAAGATGTACTAGGCATGGACGGCGGAAGCGATACATGGCCAAATCTTAAGAATCCTTACATTCCTTCTAATGGAATGGCTATGTCTGACAGCTTGAAGCTTTTGAAATCTAGCGAAAGGAACTAAAAGTGTCAAACCAAATGCTGCTTGTTGATTGCTGCATGAGTGGTGGAATAACCATGAGTTTGAACGAGTCCTCTAATAGGGGACTCACAAAATTCAGAGGTAAGTTTCAAGAATCAAACAAGCAAAATAAGAACGGTCGTATTTACACACACGATGTTCTTGACAAAAATGTCAGTATGCTGGCAGAAGTAATCAAGGCTCGTGGATTGGTAGGCGAGTTGGATCATCCAACTGACTCTATCATTCACTTTGAAAAATGCTCTCATGTAGTCACAAAACTATGGTGGGAAGGCTCTGTTATGATGGGTGAAGGTGAAATTCTCAACACCCCACATGGTAAAATCCTTAAAGCCCTTATTAACGATGGCGTGAGAGTTGGTATTTCCTCTCGTGGCGTTGGAAGCGGCAAAGTTGACTCAAATGGTGTTCTTGTTATTAGTGAATCTTACAAGCTAATTACATTTGATGCAGTGGCTGATCCTTCAACTTTTCAAGCTTTTCAGCAGAAAATTACCAAGGAAAGCTACAACAGTACCGAGAATTACAACAATTTTAACAATTTTTCTGATAGAAATTCAAACAACAGCATAAATAGAGTAAACAAAGAAGCTCTAATTGCTTGCTTGGGTGGAATTATTCAGAATCAAACTAACAACATTTTGGGGAGATTTTAAAAATGGACAAAATAATTAATTCTTTGAAGAAGATTCTTCCAGAGGAACAGGTTTCCGAAGTCGCATCAGCAGTGTCTGAAATGTTGGCAGAAGCCCGTCAACAAATGGAAAAAGAATACAACAAGAACCTTGAAGAAGCATATCAGAGTCTCTCAGCAGAGCTTTCTGATACCGAAAAGACTGCTTATCAGGGTTATAATGAAGCTTATTCTATCATTAATGATCTTCAAGCTCGCCTCGAAGACCAAAGAGGCGAATTCGAGAAGACTCTTGAGGAAGGTTATGAAGAGGCCTACCAAATGTTGTTGGCTGAACGCAGTTCAAAGAACAGCGTTGAAAGCGATCTTTACGAAGAGTACGACAAGAAATTGGCCGACATGAAAGAGTATATCGTTGATAAAGTTGACGAATTCCTTCAAATCAAGGGCACCGAAATTTATGAAAACGCCAAACGTGATCTTCTTTCAGATCCACGCATGGTTGAACACAAGGTTGCACTTGATAAGATCGTTAACATTGCTAGCGATTATCTCACAGAAGATGAAGCTTTCTTCGCCACATCAAGCAAGCTTGATGATGCAAAGAAGTCAGTCGATGAACTTCGTGGTCAGCTAAGAATCATGGAAGCTCGTAACATCCGTCTCAGCACCGAAAACACCAAGCTGAACGAAAATGTTAAGAGAGCATCCAACATGATCAATGAAAGCCGTAATGCCTTTTCTGAAAGTAAGAGGGCAAAGGTTATCAGTGAGCAGAAAGAGCGAATGATGAAGTCAAGAAGTGCAAGCGGGAAGGGACAGTTGGTCACCGAAAATGTACAGGTAATTGCCGAATACAATAACGGTGGCGACAACGATCTTTTGGTTCTTTCAGGTGTTAAAAAATCAAAGTAAAGTTTAAAAAAAAGAAAGGTAGATTAAAATGAGTTTTAATAGTGCGTATCTAAATTCTGCTAAAGAACTTGAGAATCGTTGGTCAAAAACTGGTCTTCTAAGGGGTATCGAAGATACTCATACCCGTGCTGCAACCGCAGTTCTTCTTGAAAACCAAAGATTGATCAATGAAGTTTCAACCGATACAGCAGATGTTGCACAGTTCAAGAGGATTTCTATTCCACTTGTTCGTCGCATCTATCCACAACTAATCGCTAACAAAATCGTTAGCGTTCAGCCACTACTTGGGCCAACCGGCTTGGTATACTATCTCCGTTTCAGATACTCATCCAACAAGGGTAGCATCCGTGGAGCTAGCAATAACAATGGTTTCCCAACCGATGATGTGAATTCACTCCAGCAGCTTGCTGACGGTACTGCTAATCTCGATGTTTATTATTCTTCACAGTTTATTAACAACGAATCAACCAGCACCGATGGTGGCGATGATACAACAAGCGTGTTCAGCCCACTTGAACACACCCCAGTTCTTGCTGGTACTATTACTGGTACTGTATATGACGGTTCAACCGCTATTCAGACCTTTGTTGTATCAACAGCAGGTACTTTCTCATTCACAGATATTGGCTCACCTTCACCAAAGGCAGTTGCCGGTGGAAGTAGCATCGACCTTACCACAGGCGAGTTCACTCTTGCTTGGACTGGTGGCGCTCCAGGTCCAAACCATTGCACAATTTCTTATGAGTACAACATGGAATGTAATCAGGATCTTCCTGAAATCAACCTTGTTATCGAATCAGAAGAAATCGCTGCTAAGACCCGTAAGCTCAAGGCTGTATGGTCCTAAGAAGCACAGCAAGATCTCCGCTCACAGCACAATCTTGATGCTGAAGCTGAGTTGACCGCTGTTCTTGCTCAGGAAATCAACCTCGAAATCGACAGTGAAGTTCTTGGTGACCTTCGTAACAACGCAGGTACGGTTTCAGCTTGGGACTTCTCAACCGCAATCGGTCAGACCATCAAGGAAAAGTACGAAGCCCTTTATGTTAAGATCATCGAAGTTTCTAACGTCATCCACAGAAAGACCCTCCGTGGCGGCGCAAACTTCATCGTGACCTCACCTGAAGTTGCTTCAATCTTCGAAACAGCAACCGCTGGTTTCGCTCCTGCACCTTCTGAGACTTTCACAAGCTCACTCGGCGTTCAGTATGTTGGTACTGTTGCTAACCGTTATCGTCTATACAAAGATCCACTCTTCCCAAGCAATCAGTTGCTCATGGGCTATAAGGGCGATTCTTATATGGACAGCGGTTACTTCTACTGCCCATACGTTCCATTGACCCAGACACCAGTCGTTCTTGACCCAGAATCATTCTGCCCAAGACGTGGTCTACTTTGTCGATACGGAAAAAAATTGCTTCGTGAGGGAGCTAAATTTTACGCAAGATTAAATATTGCCAATTTTAGAGTATGACGCTCTGAATATTGCTAACTTTGTTGAAACCGCTTGGAAACAGGCGGTTTCTTTTTATGTTGACTTAAGTTAGAAGTAGTCAAACTGTCGTACAAAGTTAAAAGTTTTTTGTTTATCGTATGGTGGCTTGATTTAAATTGAGTCTATATTATAATGGATTTACAGGAGATTATCATGCCAAAGATTACAATCGAGTATGTTAAAGATCAATTTGCTAATCGTGGGTGGACAGCACT